CGTTACGTCGATAATTTCCTGCTCTAACAGCTCTGCCGCTTGCGCGTGTAGATCCTGGATGCTGATGTTCACTGACACGTCTTGACGTCTTGTGTCGTACGCATCGTTGAGCTTGCCGGCATACCACTTGAACGTATCGACTTGCAGCCTGTCGACAGCGACCGTCTCATTTGCAGCGTTCTCCGCTGTCGTAACTGCTCGCTCTGCGTACACATGTCCTCCCATCTTGCGCGCATCATCGAAGCGCTGCTCGCGTCCAGGCGCTGACCTTAGCCAACGATAGAACAGCTTGTATCCCACGTTCAGCTTTGGCAGCACTGCCTCCAGCTTCTCGCCTTGCGCGAACCACTCCAGCACTTCGTCCTCGCCTATCTTATCAATCGCTGCGAGCTTCTCATCTCTCGTTGATTGTGTCATGCCTACCATGGTATCTCGTCACCTCCTAAATCCCAGTTTACATCTGACTTTCCATCGCGGATTACTGACGTCACCTTTGCGCCTGGAAATGTGTCAAACGCCTTCTCCAGGAACGTTGCGCTGAAGTCTGCGCGCATGACCCGCGCTGCGTCGATGATATCGTACACGATCCAATCTGGATAGCGTGCTCGCAGCTCAGCGGCGCCAGACAATGCGAAGCAATAAATCAGTCCGTTCTCCAGCTCTACAGCCCATGCGTTTTCCAGCGGCTTGCCACCGTTTGCAATTGCCTCCGCTTCCAGCACGTCCCAGGCTTTCAGCAACTGCGCGGCGATGTTGTGCGTGCGCATGACGTCGTTTGTTTCCACGGCCACGTTCAGCGCATTGTACGCCGCCTCGAAGCGCCCGGCGAGATCCGGCGATACGAGCGACGTTAACTGATCGCCCCACTTCGCTGTCATCTCTCTTGCTTTCTTGTCGAGTGGCGACAGCTGCCCCCAAACATTGGGCGAGATGTAGAACTGTTCGTCTGATTGCAGCGCCTGGAAATTTCGGTTTCTGTCCTTCGCTGTTTGCTTGGACATTTTCTTTACACGCCTTGCCATTAGTTCAACGCCTCGTCACCGCTAATCTTCATGGTCGTGTTCAGGTTTAACCTTTTCAGTTCTACATCAACCGCCAGGTCTTCCAGTGCATCTCTGAGCAGTATGTACATCGATATGTCTAGCGGCGATATCGGCTGATACATTTTATCGTACTCAAGTTTGGTATTACCAGTGTCGTCATCGTAGATAACTTGGCCAATGATCCTTCGTGTCATCGTGCTTCCTTTCCGCAGTTCAAACAATACACGTTCCGCGCTCTGCCGCAGTTACCTATAATATAGGTAACTACTGCGGCGGCGCTGTCTCGGCAGTATTTTCCGCAATTACGGCAGTTGTCCGCGGTTAGACTGCGGAACTGCGGTGAGCTATTTATTGTCATCTAAATGCCTCCTGCTACGGTAGCCAGCTGCGAATGCTTTCTTGCGGATCTCTTGCAGCTTGCTTTCGTTGTTCTGCTCCTGCCTGCTGCGCTCAAACTGCAGGTAATTTTGATAGTGTGACGACAGCATGTAGGCCATGTCGTCAGCGTGCTCTAGCTGGCGGAACAGCGCCAGGAATTCGTCGTGCGGCGCACCGGGAACGCCTTCCACTGTTTTGCTATACATGGTCATCATGCGGTACTTGAGCGCTGACAGCTCCTGCCACAGCTCGGACATTTGCTCTTGGTAACTCATAGCGTGCTCCCTTTTTTCTGTTGTCGTATGCCCACAGCGGCTGCAGGTTTGTGTAATGGCAACATTGCTTCTGCTGCTTTGGATCTGCCATATTAAATGAAGCGCACGGCTTAATGTGATCTATCTGCCAATCACCGTAGTTATCCCACGACATGCCGTCCGAAAATTGTTTTTCTAAATGTTTGACAGCGTGTTCAATGGAGCACCCAAGTAACTGTACACTTTTGTGGCTTTTATGACCGCCCCTTCGCCTGATGGCGCCTAAGACAAGACTCCGTAACCTGTTAGTCATTTTGTAATGCAAGTCATGCTGCTCACGATTAGATCGATATTCATACATTTTTTTACGGCCATGCTCTGATCTCGCATAATTTAGTTTATGCTCTTTTACTCTCTCCAGATAAACTTCATTATCTTTATTGAGTTCACGTTGCATTGCAGATTTTCTAACTTGGTTTTTACGATATTGCGGATCAGCTTTGTAACGCGCTCGGCGCCTTTCGTTATGCTGTAACTTGCACGCTTCCCAATTGATCTTTTTATATTTTTTCCTGCCAGCTTGCACTCCGCATTTTCTTTTACAGTATTTTTTACGATTGCCAGAAACAGTAAAAAAATTACAGCATGTTGATAGCTCACACTTTTTAATCATAGCCCGGCCTCCTCTCTGCTGATCCATTCGCCAACGACAACGACCTGCACCTCGCGACCGTCGCGTTTGCTTGGCCAGGTTTCAGCGCGCAGGACGTTTGTGTCGAGCCACTTCTTCACGAGCGCCTTGCAGCGCGTCTTCTCGTGTTTCTTTTCTAAGTCCAGGTCCAGCACAACGGCGACCGCTTTGCCTACCCAGTTCGCTGCGCGCACGTCTTGGCGGAATGGCTCGTCACGCTCCGCCGCTGCGCCTACGAGACGCTGCAGCTCTCGTGCGTCTTTTGCGCTGATGCCATCGAACATGTCCGGCAGCTTGTACGGCGTAGCGACACCGACGTATTCACCGTTGGGCAGGCGGACGCCCTGCATGCGGCAGTACGTTGCCTTCTCTTTCGGCGGCGCCATGTTTGACTTGCCGTCGTCGATGCGGAAGATGCCCAGCGCTTCCTGCTCGTTGACACCTAGCTTCATGGCGTCTTCCTGGCTGACCTTGTTGATGATGCGCGCGGCACGGGCTGCGCCGATCAATGACGCAGCACCCCGGACACTGTCAATTGTAGCCTCTTCGCCGTTGAGCTTGCGCATGTGGTGCGTGATGACGACAGCGCAGCCGGTAGCGTCTGCAATTTCCCTGGCAACCGCCACGGCCTTGTCCATTGCGGAGTTGTCGTTCTCGCTGATGTCGTTAACGCTAACCCACGGGTCAATGATGATCGCGCCGATGTCTTTTTTTTCGACCTCGGTGATCAGGTAGTCGCGGAGATCCTCATTAATGACGACACCGTTCTGTGTCTGCATAGCGAAGCGGATCGCGACATCACGTCCCGCGTCGAGGAATAAGCGCCCCCGGATTTCCTCTGGCTTGATGTCGTAGTGGATCATCGCTGCCGCGATTCGGCGCTGCATCTCTTCCAGCGGATCTTCCAGGTTAATGAGCCACACGTTGCAGCGCTCTTTCACTTCGACGTCGAGCAGGTTGCGACCGCTTGTGATCGATAAGGCCTCTGCAACCTGCATCGACGTCTTGCCGACGCCCGGCGCTGCCGCCAGGACGCTGACATAACTGCGAACGTAGTGCGTTCCATAGATCCACTGGCGCTTGGGTATGCTGGCCGGGTCAATGTAACTCCATTCGCTCGGAAAATTGCGCTCCGACGCTACAATTTCTTGCTTGTCCACGTCGTATGGTTTAGCAAGAGAAAGCGCTTCACGCAGCTTGTCCGCGCCGGCCTCTCGGAGCAAATCATTTGCGTCCTTGACCCCGTCTCCACCAAGCTCGTTGAAGCGCACGACATACACCTTTGTCGAGCCATCCCCGGACAAGTTGTCGACCACCGGATCCACGTCCAGATCAGGGTCAGCGCAGACCGTAACATCTGACGCTCGTGGCACCTGGTGCGTCTTCATGCCTGCCTTGCCAAACGTGCAGATGATCGTGGCGTCCTCGCCGGCTGCTTCCCTGATGCTGAGCGCATCCTCTGGACCCTCGACCATAATGATCGGCGCCCCGCCAGGGATCGTCATGGAGCTGTCGCGGATGACGCCCCGGGAATATTTACAGATGTCATTGTGGAAACGTTTCTTGCCGTCCTCGGTGAGCAGTACAGCCTGAACGCCAGAGATCTCACCGTTCTGAGTGCGAGCGGGAAAAATCAGAGCGGGACCGTCGTAAACGTTCGGGCTGTACCGCGCGATCCCCACAGCGCTTCGAGCGTTAATCTGTCGTCCATTCAGATATAACAACGCCGGGCGGATCTGCTGTATATTATCACTGGTGATGTCTACAGATCTATCCCAAACCTGGCGCGCGCTCTGAATTTTTTCTTCGCGCGTTTTGTCGTCCTTCAGTAACATCTGCTCCGCCTGCAGCCGGTCCACTAGGCGGTCGAATTCGCTGGGCGTGTACGGCAGCTGCTCGGAGTTCTCCAACTGCTTTGGGTTTTCTCCGCCGCGTTGAAAGCCAGAGCCAATGGTGGTGCGGATCTCCTGATCACGCAGGCCGATTGATTTTGCAGCTGCGTGTAGGTCGATGATCGCGTTGTCTAAAAATTTGGGCGCAAGATGCGCGTGTCTACCTAATGTGTATGCCGCAACGTTGAGTGTGTCGTTGCGTGAGCCTGCAATCGCGTGCGTGACATCTTGCACGATGTTCTCTCTGACGCGTTGAAAATATGCTTCTGACATTCTGTTCCCTCTGTTGTTTGCGTGGGACACATTACGCGCGTAATGTGTCCCACATTGTTTTTAGTTGAAGCCGAAGTCATCTCCCGCCGGTGCAGCTGCAGGCGCTGGGGCCGCGGCAGGCGCCGGAGCGGGTGCAGGAGTAGGGGTCACTTCTGCACTTGTTTCTGCCGGACGTGCCACCCACTGCTTGATCACGAAAGACACGTCGTAGCTTGTGCCTTTGCCCTTAATCACTGGCGTGGAGCCTGTGACCTGAACCACCGGAACCATGTCCTGCTTAAACTCAGGGCATTGTTCTGCCTCGTTGTAGATCTTGGCAACCAGGTTGCACTTGCCCACGCCGTTGTCGCTAAACATGGCCTTAGTCATCTGACCATTGACCTTGGCGTAGCACGGCACTTCGAAACCTTGCTTGTGCTCCGGCGATGGCTGCGCAGTACGCTGGCCTAACGACGGCCACTCCTGCCAATCGCGTATGCCGGTGTCAATTTGCAACCAGCCCATTTTCAGGTTGTTAACGTCGCACGCAAAAACCTTGTCTTCCAGCGTTGTCTCGCCTTCCTCGGTTTTAATGTAGAAACGGTTTTGCGGCATGTGTACGCGAAAGTACACGCCGTCTGTTTCGGATTCAGATTGAAAAGC